ATAGATTTCAAAATCTCCACCTGTGCTTTTGTCATTGTCCTGTTTAAAATATAAAAGTCCTGCGTACAGTTCTTGTGGATTGTCAATGTGAGTTGTCCTTGTTGTACCTTTAGTTGGTTGGTGAACAACAAATTGTGTGTCTGTTACCATATCATAGTTGGTATCAGCAAAGCCTCTCACAGCAACTTTTTGTTGGATATCTTGTTTTGTATAAGGAATATCGGAATCAAATATATCTAATACCTTGTCATAAAAATTTTGGCTAGTATGATCTTCAAAAAATCTTTGCCATTTTTCAGAAACAGGGATAGTTTTTTTGTACAACACATCGTTGGCTAGATATCTGTAAGTGTGTCCTTGTATTACAGGTAATTCTTTTTTTATTTCTGAGTTAGGAAATGTTTTGGACAATTCGTTGTATAGTTCTTGTGGCAATGCGTTTTCAATAATAATATGTGGATAGGGTGAACTAAAATAGTGTTTTTCTCTATTAAATTTGTCTAATACAGTGGTCATTATGATGAAAATAAATTAATTAATTCTTTTTTCCAAACATCAGCATATTCGCATTCTCTGTATCCATCAAACCATGGACCGCCTTCTGTATAATGTAAAATCTTTGGTTTGCCATCTGACGGTTCTTTGTACCATCCTACCAGCCAGTTATATTCTAATGGCAAAGAACCAATTTCGTTATCTTCCAACCATGAGAACCTATGTAAAAATTTTGCTTCTTCTTTGTTTAGTAATTCTGGAGTCAGTATTTTGTTTTTTGGATGTTCGCAATTCCATAGCACCATACTTGACCAATTCTTTCTTGGATATACTGTCTGCACCTGTCCATCCATTTTGGTTCCTTCTTTAGGTTTGTAGTCATGTTGTACACATACTACCGCTTTTGATGGATCACAGTACTTTACTAGTTCGTGGCTAGGTATTTGCCATACAAAGTCGCAGTCACAAAACACTGCCCAACCTTTGAAGTCATTCATGTACGGAATAAAAAATCTTGTAAAAGTAAATTCTGTAGACGCTAACTTATCAACAGGTCTGGTATAGAGACCTTGTTCTCTCATTTGTCTTTGTTTCAGTGGAATAACTTCTGCTGATGGATCACGTCTTTTAATGCTGTGTTCGCACACTTGATAAGCAATGTCTTCTCTACTATCATGTCCAACATATATTTTCATACAAATATTTACTTACTCCTTATCATTGACATTTTACTTCTGGAAATCTACTTTTTAAAACGTATGTGTATTCTTTTTTGTATTTTAATAATAATCGATAACCATATGTTGCAAAAAATCTTTTCCATTTGTGTCTTTTTTTATTTTCTGTAATTTCAATAGTGATAATAGGTTCGTACTTTTTTATAAAATTATCCGCACCTATCAGCACATCTTTTTCATGTCCTTGTACGTCTAACTTCATGTAACAATTACTTTTGTGTTGATCACTAATGTCATTTAGGTCGTTATCTAGTTGTTTAACAGGTACTTTCATTGAAAGAATATCTTTATCGTTTCGTATGTTGTATAATTGGAACGAAGGTGATCCACAATTATTATTCAATGTATAAAAAATTTCTTGTGTTCCTGGTGTTCTACTGAGGGCATATTTTTTTATTATAAAATTTTCACTGGTCACGTTTTTCTCTAAACACTCTAAATTATACGCCATGGGTTCATAGCCTATTACTTTATCGAACATTTCACAAAAGTCTCTGCTCCAAAAGCCTACATTTGCGCCAATGTCGATGGCTAACATAGGTTTAAAATTTTTTAAAGTTTTAATTTTATCAAGAATCAATTCACGTTGTATAATCTGATGACCATCAATATTTTTTTGTTCCATGTCCCGTTGGAAACTTGTGTCCCAATCAGGTAGCCACCATGACTTAACTTTTTTCATCTAGTTTACCTTGCTCACGCATTTCTGCACGAATTTTAGTTGCACTAATTTTTTGTGTTTCATCGTCTAACACAATTTCTTCTATTTTATAGCCAACTCCACGTCCATAGCAAATATTTGTAATATTTGGTACCAGAATAACTTTAAATTTTCCTTGATATTCTTTTAGAGCATTTTCTATATTAGTTTTTACAGTATCAAAATCGAATGGATTATCACCAACGCCTTGCACATCTCGCACCATTATAAGAACTTGTTGTGCTCTTTTTAGTGTTTCTTCAAAAAGTTTTTGGTGCCCACCGTGCCATGGTTGCCATCTGCCTAACATTTGTGCAGTTGGTTTTTTATTGTCCCATTTGTCCATAGTGTGGTCCTGTTGGTCCTAATTTGTCTTGTATATCATTTTTTATCATAAACGCCCACATTTCTGCGTCCATGTGGGTCACTTTGTAGTCATAGTGTTTTGGTTCTTCAAACATTTTATTGGTGTCTTCAAATCTTCCTTGTTTGATAGTGTCCATCCATATCACATAGTCAGCACCAAAGTCTAGTCTAGTTTTTTCTGTAGGACAAACAAAGTCAGCAATAACTGTTCTATTATCGTCTAGTGCTTCCTGAGCCAATCTCTTCATTCTTTCTGCTTGTCTAGTTCTTCCTTGTGGTGAAAAGTCCCAATCGTTGTGTTCCTTTCTCACCTGATCAGCATTTAACCATACTGCATTTAACATAGGAACAAGACGCTGTGCTAAAGTTGTTTTACCTGACCCAGGCAATCCCATTATTAATATTTTCTTTTGCATTGCCATTTACTATCTGATATATGTGTTTCCAATTATTTACTCTTGTGATTTTTTCGTGTGAAAATCCTTGATTGTATGTATGGTCTACTAATAAAGGTTTTAAACCAAAGTTTAAACCAGTGACCGCATTGTGGGGTTTGTCTTCAATCCACCACAATCCTGTGTTATGAAATTCTGCCAAAGCAGAATCTTTATCTGCTCCTGTGCCTAAAATGTGGTAGTTTTGGAAAACGTTTGGACCAAAAAGTTCTGCTAATCTTTTTTTTCTCAATTCTTGTGCAGGTATATCCGATGTCTGTGATGTAATAGGTATAAATGTCCAACCTTCAGCATGTAAAAGTTTCACCCAAGTTTGTGAATCTGGCATAGGTCTCTGGGTACCCATCCAAGCACTTCTGTTAAATTCTCTTATTAATTTTCTTATTTCTGTTTTTGTAAGACCAAAACGTTCTGCCATTTCATAGGTATTTTGCTTGTCTGGCAATAATCGATACGGATGATATCTTGCACCTCTTTCGTCAAACAGTGTTCTTTGCAACATCCATTTTGTGAAATGGTGTTCCCATTCTAAAAGTACTCCATCTACGTCTGTAAGTATAATTCTATTTGACGTTGGCATCTTCCATACCTGCTACTCTCAGTTTCACAATATTGGTCAGTTGCCATTGTTTTTGATCTAACCCTTTGGTTATGCCTAACCAACGGTTTCCTAAAAGAGCAAATTCATTTACAATCTTTTCAAAATCTACAACATCGGCTTCGCCTTCTACATATTTTTCTACGTCTCTGCTTGATAGTGCTCTTTGATAATTTTCTAGATATTTTCTAAAATGCTGTGATCTTAATTTTCTTTTTTCAATATTTAGATATTCTAATATTGCTTCTATTTCTTGCAGTTGTTGAAATCTATGTTCTACTATGCCGGGTAATGATGCTGATGCTTTTTCTAGATTGCCATATATACGACATTCTTTTCTTGCCTGTTCGTATTCGGTATTGAAATATAAAATTGCGTCAGGTATTTTCTTAATATCTATGCTTATTGTGTTGTACCAACCCATTATTCCTCATGCCAGTTGTCATCGTCACCGTAAGCATCCTCGGCTTCGTCTTCCAAAACTATTGTGATTGCTTCAGTGAGTTTTTCATCATATTCCATTGCCCCTTTCAAAACTTCTGAATCTATGCCTTGATCAATAAGAGTTTTTACAAAATCAACTGCACAGTCAATTTTTTGTCTTTCTGGGACGTAGTGTGAAACAGTGGTCCAAAGTTCTTCAATTTGTGTACTATCCATGTAGTGTTCCATCTTCCGTTGACTCCTGGGTTGGTGTATTGTCAAAGTCATTCATGACTTTTGTTAATTTATCACCTGTCCAGTTTTTTCGGAACTCTATGGTTTCTACTCCTTTTGAGTCAACATATTTTAATCTGTTGCCCTGTTGTTTGATTACGCCTTTTTTCTCAAACAAGTCTAAAAGACCCGAATATGGATCCATACCTGTGTCATATGGAATCTTTACCTGCACACTTTCAAAAGGCTTTGCATATCTTGTTTTCATAACTTTACAAGCCGCTCTAATACCTCTTACGTCGGATATTTTGTTGCCTTTTTCATCTTCTTTTAGTTTTAACTTTTTCATTGCAATCACAATTGAACTTGCGTAGATAAAACCTTGTCCGCCTGATATTTTGTCGTCCGGATCAAACATGTCCTGTGATGCATAAGTGTGGTTAGTTGCAACAA